GGTTTGGAGGTAATGTACCTCAAGCCCTACCGAGCAGGTTACTACTACTACTCACCCGTAGACTATCAAGGCGGCCTACCTTACGCAGAGCTTGAGGAGGAGATTGCCAACTACCACATCAACAACATCCAAAACGGACTTGCTCCGTCAATGCTGATTAACTTCAACAACGGAGTACCGAGTGAGGAGGAGCGCAGGCAGATTGAGATGCAGATTGCGCAGAAGTTTAGCGGCAGTTCCAATTCGGGCAAGTTCATCTTGGCGTTCAACGACAACAAAGACCTTGCTGCTACGATTGACCCCGTTCAGCTTTCGGATGCTGCTGACCAATATCAGTTCTTAAGCCAAGAGGCTACGCAGAAGCTGATGGTAGCTCACCGCATCGTTTCTCCGATGCTTTTGGGCATCAAGGATAACACAGGGTTAGGAAACAACGCAGACGAGCTTAAAACGGCTTCTACGTTGCTTGACAACATTGTCATC